AGTAGTAGTATGTAACGACCCAAAAGCTAATAAAAACGATATAGCTAGAACATTACGAAACTATGGATATAAAGAAGTAACTCATGTTACTGATAAGTTAGGGTTAGAAGAAAAAAAAAACTTAAACGAACTAACTAATAACGAAAAGCAAATTAAAAACGGAAATCCTAATAATATATTTTATATATTCTATAAAGGGCAATTTGCAGCAGAATATTGGGCAATGAATCCTCACGATTTGTATAAAATATATTGGCATAAATTCAAAGTAAGAAAAGCGGCTAGTTCTAAATTCGGATTAAATCCAGAATTTATAATTGTCCCTAAAAAAGAGTATGATAATAGTACATCAAATCGTTACGCAAAATTAAAACCATATGTAGATAAGTTTTGGGATAAATTAAAAAATGAATCAATAAATGAATCAATTTTAACAGAAGGTGGAGCATACGGACATATGAGCCATCCATTTGATGATATGGATTTAACTTTTGGTGATTTAAAAAATATTATTAGAGGAGCATTGACTGGTAATTTAGAATTGACAAGAGAAAAAACTGATGGACAAGCACTTGCAATTAGTTGGAAAAATGGTAGATTAATTGCAGCAAGAAATAAAGGTAATTTAGCTAACGCAGGAGCAAATGCAATGGGTATAGAAGATGTTGCATCAAAGTTTGCGGGTAGAGGTGGATTAACCGATGCTTATAACTTTGCTATGAGAGATTTATCTGCGGCAATTCAATCACTATCAGAACCCCAAAGAAAAAAGATATTTGATGAAGGAAAATGTTTTATGAATTTAGAAGTAATATGGCCAACTTCAGTAAATGTTATACCTTATGGACAAGCTCTTTTAGTATTTCATAATACAACTTGTTATGATGAGAAAGGTGTTGCAGTAGGAGCAAATCAGGGAGCAGCAACAATGTTAGCAGGAATGATTAAGCAAGTAAACGCTGATGTTCAATCAAAGTATACAATACAAGGTCCACCTGTAACAGAACTACCTAAAAAAGAGGAGTTAAGTTCAAAACAAACAAAGTACCTTACTCAATTACAAAAGTTACAATTTGAATTCCAATTATCTGATAAGGCTGGTGTTTCTGAATACCATCAAGCTTGGTGGGAAAATTTTGTAAATAAATCAAAATTTAAATTACAAAAATTAGAAAAAGAAGCGTTAGTAAGAAGATGGGCATTTGGTGATAAATCATTCCGTTTAAATACTATTGCTGATAAAGATGCTCAAAAGTGGGCAATGGATAACGATAAAGTAAATGTACAAAAACAACAAAAAGAAAATGTTAGACAATTTGAAGAAATATTTTTGGGTGTTGGAGCAGATGTTCTTTCATTTATGGGTTCAGTTTTAACTGTTAATCCTGATGAAGCAGTTCGTAGTATGAAAGATAGATTGAAATCAACTGCAGACAAAGTAAGAGGTAGTGGTGACCCATCTAAAATAGCTAAATTAAAAATGGAATTAGAAAGATTGGCTAGTATTGGTGGTAAAAATAAAATAGTTCCAAATGAGGGTATAGTATTTGTTTATAAAGGAAGTACTTATAAACTTACAGGTACATTCGCACCACTAAATCAGATATTAGGTATATTTTACGAATAAAATTATATATATATACATATATAAAAGGTTATTAACAATATAGAAATATGACAAAAAGAAAAAGTTTTGATGAAAAATCAAAGGGGATGCACAAATCTCGTAAACTAATTATAGATACGGTATTTGGTAGAACTGATAATACTCAAAGAGTTCATGGTTACGAAGGTGATGTAGAACAAAAAAGAGAAGTTGGAGAAGTGTGGACTGATAAAGATGGTAAGGAGTGGGAACAAAAAGAAGGATTTAAAATCAACCGTTCTAAAATGGATGATGTTAGAGAATATCTTTCTAAATTAAACACTTGTTCAGCTGAAAATTGTGAAACTATACAATATGGTAACGCAGATAAAAAATTAATTCGTAAGACTGGAATGTGTGCTAATTGTTTATCTAAATTAGAAACTAAGTTAAGATTAGATGGTACATTCCCATTTTATGAAGATTATAAAATAAGTAGAAACCAACTAGCTTATATTAGAGATTTAAAAATGAGATTTGAAGATGCTTTAGTAGGAGTTACTAAACAATTTGAATTTGTTAATGAAGATGGTAGCATGAGTAATTGGCAATGGGATATTGACTTAGAAAAAGTTAAAGAAGATTTACAAAAAGATATTAATGGAGCTGCCGATGCAATAGAAGCACTATTGGAAAGGAAAGAGGCATTAGAAAATAAGTTACGAGAATTAAATCACACAGAATTAATAAAAAACTAAATTATGAAAAAATTCTTAAACATTAAAAACATTGCATTATTATTACTAATAGCAATAGTAGTTTTCCAACAATGCGGTGGAAACAAAACAAAAACGGGTGAAATTGTAAAAGTTGATGGTAAAAAGTATGAACTTATTAAACATGAAATTGATACAGTTGAAGTAGTTAAAACAAAAGTAGTAACTAGAAAAGGTGAAGATATTTATCACGAAACAATTGTAGAAAAGGAAGTTCTTATTCCTACAATTATTGATACAGCTGCATTACTTAAAGATTATTATTCAAAAGTATTATACAAAGATGTATTAGTATTGCCTGATTCATTAGGAACTGTGGCTGTAACTGATACAATCTCACAAAACAAAATCTTAGGTAGAACTTTTAATGCAAATGTTAAGCAAAGAATTATTAAAGAAACTACAATTGTAAAAGAATTACCTAAAACAAAATTATTCTACGGATTTGAAGGTGGATTTAACAAAGCAGATGTTGTATCTCATATTGGAATGGGAATTTTGTTAAATACTAAAACTGATAAAATATTCAATTTAGGAATCGGTGTTGCCAATAGAGTAGTAGATGGAACAAATGGTAGATTGACTCCTTACATTAATGGTGGAGTATATTGGAAGATTAGAGCAAAGAAATAATTCAATATGATTCAAAATCAGCCTAAAAAGAATCTAAAAGATATTATTGCTGAAGAATATCGTAAGTCTGCAAACGACCCGATATACTTTATGAAAAAATATTGTGTCATCCAACATCCAACACGAGGCAAGATACCATTTCATTTATATCAATTTCAGGAAAATTGTTTAGATGATTTTAAAGATAATAGGTTCAATATAATTTTAAAATCCCGTCAATTAGGTTTATCAACTCTATCGGCGGGTTTTATACTTTGGAAGATGTTATTTAACCAAGACTATAATGCATTGGTTATTGCAACAAAAGTAACGGTAGCTAAAAACCTTGTAGAAAAGGTTAGAGTTATGCACGACTTACTTCCTATTTGGTTAAGAGATGGTGGTAGTTCATCGGTAGAAGATAATAAACTTTCCCTTAAATTAAAAAATGGTTCTCAAGTAAAAGCAATCGCAAGTTCTCCAGATGCAGGTCGTTCTGAAGCTCTATCTCTATTAGTAGTAGATGAAGCGGCATTCATTAGAGATATTGATGATATTTGGTTATCAGCACAATCAACCCTATCAACGGGTGGTTCAGCAATCGTATTATCTACACCAAATGGTATTGGTAACTGGTTTCACAAAATGTGGGTTGATGGTGAAAGTGGTGCAAATGGTTTCAATTGTATTAACTTACATTGGACTGTACACCCTGAAAGAAATCAACAATGGAGAGATGAACAAACTAGAATTTTAGGAATAAAAGGTTCATCACAAGAATGTGATTGCGACTTTGTTGGTTCTGGTGATACTGTAATCGACCCGGCATTATTGACTTGGTATAAAGATACATATGTGATGGAGCCAATAGAAAAAGCTGGATTTGATGGCAATCTTTGGAAATGGGAATACCCAAATTACAATAAATCATATATGGTTGTAGCCGATGTGGCGCGAGGCGATGGGGCCGATTATTCTACTGCTCAAGTATTAGATATTGAAGATTGTACTCAAGTGGCTGAATATAGAGGGAGATTAGATACAAAAGATTTTGGAAATTTATTAGTAAGTTTAGCAACTGATTATAATAATGCATTACTAATTATAGAAAATGCAAATGTAGGTTGGTCAGCAATTCAGCAA